ATTCTCCATACTACATACCTCCTAAATTTGTCCTGAATCGTGGAAACCGTTAAGGATTGGAGCGTCAGCAGCAAATGTTCTCGGCATATTCTGGCTGACGTCTATTGTTATTTGTCCTACTGTATAATTGGCTACGCTTTTCTGCGCTTTTATGTTGTCAACTGCCATATATTTTTTGTTTGTAACATCTAAAGGTATTTTAACTGCTTCTTCTAATGCCTGCGTTATGGTTGCAAGAGCATATTGTAAGTTAGCCGGCGTATCGGCTAATATATTGCACACAATCCTTTTGCTTAGTTTGTACATATACCTTGATTGTTCTTTTGCCGAAATGTTCACTATCTCCCAGCATAAGGAAGGTCTTTTATTCCCTTGCCATACCATATATGTTGTCCATTCTGTAGGCAATATACCTTGAACATATGCAGATATTGCCATCAACCAACTGTCGTTTGTATTGCTCTGGAATACAGCGTGGCATACAACCTCAAAGTCTATTAGATATCTGTTGCTTTTATCTCTGTTAAATATTGCCGGTATTCTTAGCAAGTGCATAATATAAGAATTTTGTCCAATGGTTATTGTATTGTTAGCCGGGTATAACAAATAGCTTAGTACACGCCATGCTCTTTCATATCCTGTTTCGTGTCTTGCACTTCTTATCTGTATGTTTAAATTGCGGACCTCTTCCGGAGGGTCGTTAGGATTATTCCCGCCAACGTCATATATCGTTACGGTTTCGTCAGGCAAGTCCGGCTGATAGTCTATGAAAATATCTGTGCCTAACGTTCCTTCTCCCAACGATTGGAGATATAAGGCTATGTCTTGTGCAATAACCGTTGCCATGTCATTTCCCTCCTTCTAAAAATCCCTTGAAATACATATCTGCGATTTTCTTGAAATATTTAGACATGTTTTGCTGTGCAGGGTCGGATAAGAATTTAGCTTTGCCACCAAGCGGATGATTGAACTCTGTATGCTCGTGCTGGTAGTGCGAATAAATTAAGGAGTAGCCAACAGTGGCGGATAAGCCTTCATCTGTTTCCGTCAGTGGCGGGACAGAGCAGTTTGAACGCAAATCGCCTGTCTTTATAGGTGCTTCAGCTTGGGATTTGCCTTTCAAATCCAAAGCACAAATATTTAGAGCTACTTTTGCAACATTTCGTGCAGAACTTAAGGCACCTTTAGAATCCCAATTAAATTCGTTCATACTTCCGCCTCATAAAAAAGAATATTCCCATTTAGGTCAGGCAAAGTTGACACAGTTATAATTGTCCAGTCCCTGTTGCCATCGTTTAGAATATCTCCAGTTTGTACAGGCTCTTTACAGAAAACTCTGCCTTCGCTTACCACCTGTTGTCCTTGTTTATCTCTTACAAGCTTTCTAAATCCATCCCACCTGACTTTTATCTGCTCGCTTTGCGTGACAGGCTGACCATAACCGTCTAAGCCTGTTACCTTCTTCCAAGTGGCTGTCTGATTCAAATAAACGTCTATCATGTCATTTGCACACTCCCTGCAAGCCAAAGCCTTAATATTTCTCTTGCCTCTACTGATAACAAGCCCTTGCCACTGCCGGGTGCATATTCCTCAGCTGTACTCCGTGAAAAGGTGAACCTCCTTACGCCTGCTTTTTGCAATTTAGTCCGGCTGTCGCCTCCCCTTTCAAGCAAGGCAAGAGCCTCCTCACAAGTGGCGTCCTTGACTGCTTGTGGGACATCAATATCTGCGTACCAACTCGCACCCTCAACGTATAACGTTTCCCATGCGTCAGTTATATTTGACTGAAACCACTTGCGCCAAACATCGTGGATTCTAAAAGGATAACGTCTCGGAAACTGCAAAGGCTGGTCGTCTAATTTTTTAGCCCCAACAAGTATCTGCCTGTCAATCGCCCTTGTTGCCATAACTAAAGCTTGCTCTTTTTGCGTTTGTGTGGCATTGTTCCAAGCATCAGCAAATAGCCTGTCTGTAAAATAACTGTCAGCATAATCTGTATCAACATAACTATTTTGATTTATCACCAACATTATCAATCACCTCTACAGGGGCACCCGTCTTTAGCAAATATTCCGCCAATTGCCCATGTGCTTTCTGGTTGGCTGTAAATTTCAGTAAATGGTTGTGAAAATATACTGTGCAATCTTGCGTAAAGGTAACGACAGGAAGGCTATATCCTGTCGTGTCTTTTGCCTTAGCCATTTATATCACTCCTTAACCTGCATGCTCTACTACAACTGCCCTCTTGTACTGTGCAGCTGTGCCTGTCAAAGAATCTGTAGGAACTGCGAAGTCGCCAACCCAACTCCAAGCGCTCGAAATTATCTGCTGCAATCTGTCTAATGGCGGTCTGTGGATAACTGCTATGCCATTTACCATTGTTACTATTCCCGGTGAACTTGCGTTTGGAATTCCTGTCCCGCCTAACAAGTTGCCGAATCCCTCCAATGGACCCTCTATAAGAGCGTCAGAACCTACAACTATAGGTCTGCGGACTGTTATACCTGCCGAATTGGTTATTGTTGGTGCCTGTGTGTTCCTTACCCAGTCGATTCCTGCAAACCGTCCAATGCTTAAACCCTGATAAATAGGACTGTCAACTCGTCCTATCATTGCCTGCTTAAAGTCTGCATCTGCAAACAACTGCCTTTCAGTTACTGCATCTACATGTGCTACATAATAACCGCCAATAGTTGGTACGTTGTTTTGTCTTAGATATGCTACTGCATCTAAGAAAACGCTTAGAGATGCAACATCAGAACTTGCAAGCTTGTTATATGTTGTTTTTGCATTTGGTCTTAAAATCCTCGGTGCATTGGCAGCTATAACCGGGTCACCGTCTGCCCATGTTGCAGACGTTCCTAATGTCAATGTGTTCGTCGAAGTGTTAACCGCTGTTACAGTGTTCGCTACCCCGTTTATTGTTATTGGCAGTGGATTGTTTGCACTTATTGCTACCTGTTGTCCATTTACCATTACTGTTCCAAATCCGTTTACATCATTTACGACCAACGAAGTTGAAGATGTCGTAGCCCCACCTACTGCAAATGTGTTACCGCTTAAATATGCACTATAAAGTTTATCTCTGCATATTGTATTTAGCGATTGTCCTGCATTAATTGCTAATTTGGTATTGTCCTCCAAAAACTTGGATGCCAACGCAATAGCACTTGTGAGCATGTTTGTATCCATTGCATTTCCATACTGGTTCAGCGTCATACTATATTGCTCTATACTGTAATTTTGCGGTGTAGGGTCTGCACCTGGTGCGAGCGGTGTATTTACCGGTGCTAACAATCCTGTCCTTGTGAATATCACAGTTTCACCTAAATTGGATTGAAATGGCCTCGGTGTTGCTAATTGCCTGTATAGAAATTCTGGTGTTAAAGCTTCCTGAAATGTTCTTTCAAGTATGCCATTCTGAATTATGGCTTTTATAGAATCTGGAAAAGCGTTTATCGACATCAAAAATCATCCTTTCTTTTATCTTAATCTTATCCCGTATTTAGCAAGCTCATTTTGCAATTCTTCCCTGCTTGCCTTGCGGTAATCTACGGAGTTGTTGCCTCCGTTCGCTGGGTTTGTACTACTTCCAATGGGTTTGCCTTGCACGCCAAGCAGCTTTTTAAGCTCTTCAGCATCTGCCCTGATTTCTTCTTCATTTGTACCAAAAATCCTTACCGACCAAGACAAAGGTAAACCCATTTCCGATAAAACTTTCGCTTTTGTTTGTTCTGCTTTTAATGTTGCAAGCTCAAGCTCTCTGTCTGCCATGGCTTTTTCATATTCTGCAAGCTTAGCCTGCAATTTTTCTTGTTCTGACATTTGCGATTCTTTTATCTTCTGTAATTCTTCTGCTGCTTTCTTCAAGTCGTTATAATCTTTGTATTTATCCCTTTCACGTTTTAAGCGTTCATTAATAATTCTGTCAATTTCTTCTTGCGTGAAAGTTTTTGGGTCCGCAGTCTTTGGCTCACCTGCTGCGTTCTGTGGTTCTCCCGCTGCATTCTGTGCAGCGTCAATATCATTTACCTGTGCGTTTAAATCTTCTGCCATTGTTTATACCTCCTTGTAATTTCCATGCTTAACCGGCGCATGTTGCCGTAATATAATGAAAAGACATATTTCTATGTCTTTATTCTACTGGTTCGTATGTTTGCTCAAATATGTCAGGCTTGCAAGGATAAAATTCTCCTTTTACGCCTTTTATGATGTAATCTCCTATACTTGCAGTCATAATACCTTCCAATGTCTCGAATTTCAAGACTGGCTTTGAAGGGTCTTTATAATCTATCCTTATATCTTCATTCATAAAGTTAGATAAGTTAATCAATGTTTCAGCATCATCATAAAATCGCATTGCCTCAATTACTACTGGCTTTTCCCTGTATTTTGCCATTTATTTCACACCTGCCAATTGTTTTATTATAGCTGGCGGTTCTTCTTTCAATTTCGCATATAATCTTATTAATTTTCTTGCTGCTTTTCTTTTTTCCTCTAATGGTGCATCTACTTGGTTAATTCTTGCTGCTGCTGCGTGAACGCCATTACGGTTTAATGTTCCGTCTGGTTCATATACGGGTAGCTTGCACATACCTTTAACTTTGTCTTTGCCTTGTTCGTTCAAATCAATTAA